AACGTCGCCGCGCCGCCCGTGTCGCTCGCGCCGGGTGCGCCCATTGACCCGCCGATCGAGCCGCCCATTGAGCCGCCCGATCCTCCGATTGACCCGCCTACGACGGAGCCCGATATGACCGCTGCCGACATTCGGCGCTATGTGGCCGAGCTAGGAAATGATCTGTTGTTCGGTGCCGTGCAGCGGTACCACGGCGACGTGCTGCCACGCGACCGCCCCATGGACGGGGCGATCAAGTCGGCCGCATGGACGGAGGGCGACCCCGACTTTTGGACGGGCGACGTGACCACCGGCGGCGCGAATGGATTTTTTTGCCGGTCCTATGTCAGTGAGTACCTGATCGCCCGCGACACCGGCCGCACGGCGGCGCAAGCCTCCGGCGACGGGTACGACGCCGCGATTAAGGCGTACAACCACGCCGTTAACCCGCCGCCTACGCCGCCGCCCGGTGCCGTCAAGGGCCCGATCGGCGTGGTCGAACGCGATTTCACGGTGGGCTAATGGGCGCCCTCCACGCGATCCGCGGTGCCTCGGTCCTCTCCGCCCTTCGACCTGGCCACGACTACCGGCCGGCGCTCGATGAGGTCTACGCCCTCGGCTTTGATCTGGTGCGCGTGTTCTGCGGCGCGCTGCCGTGGTGCGGCCAGCGGATCGAGGACGTCTACGCCAACCTGCCGACGTTTCTCGCGGAATGCGAGGCGCGCGGCCTCAACGTCTATCTGTCGTTCAACACGGAGGCCGGCACCGGGTACGACCTTGAGGCGCACGTGGAACGCGTCGAGGGCATCGCGCGCAATTTCCCCGTCGTCGTGTTGCGCGAGGTCGCGAACGAACCATGGCACGACACGCAGGGCGGCCGACTCGATCCGCAGCGGTGCGCCGACCTGGCCACGCGTATGTCGTGGCCGGTCGGCCTCGGCGCCGCGCACGACGACGAATCGCACGAGTACGCCGGCGGCGCGTTCGCCCCGGTCCACCTCGATCGCGGGCGCGACAAGTGGAACATGGTGCGGCGCGTCCGCGAAATGTTGCAGCTATCGCTCGACACCGGCAAACCGGCGCTCAATCAGGAGCCGATCGGCGCCGATGAACAGTCCGACCCGGGCCGGCGCGAAGCGGACCCCGCGATCTGGTACACGATGGGCGCCCTCAATCGCCTGTTCGTCCACGGCTCCGGCGTGTTCCATTCGCAGTCGGGCCTCGACGCCGTCCCGCTCGGCCCGAATCAGCGCACGTGCGCCGTCGAGTACCTGACCGGCGTCAACGTGTGGCCGGGCGCGCACCACGTCCAGTACTTGAACACGGGACACACCGGCTCGCCGGTGCTGTCCGCGGACTTCAACTACGTCTGCCGCGTCTACTCGGGCATCGATGGCAACGAGGGCTTTACGATCGCCCTCGGCATCGTCAACACGATTCAGGATTGCCGGATCGAGTGGGGCAACGGGTATAGCCCGGTCGGCGTGATCCGGGAATTGCCCGGCGTCACTGTGTGGCACGTGCGCTGGAACGGCAGCACGGCGCGGACCTACACGGGGCGCGAGGGGCCGCGCTAACGCTTTTCTAAAATGACGTGGATGTTCGCCGTGTAGGCGAGCCGTTCCCATACGTGCGGGATGCGGTTGGCGATCCAGTTGATCGGCGCCATCCACGCCGCGCGCCACACGACGATCTCATTGACGATCACGCGGAGATCCTTAGTGGCGTCGTGCGGCTCCGGGTACGCCGCCCAGTAGCCGTACGAAAACAGGTGCGTGTGCGTCATCCGGTAGGCGCCCGGATTTTTGTAGTGCGGTACCCAGATTTCGAGCCGGCCGCCGGGCTTGAGCACGCGGGACGCCTCGGCCATGAAAAACGGCACGGACGCCTGATGCTCAAGCCCGTCTTTGCAGTAGATCAGATCGACGCTGCCCGGGGCGACGAACGCCCACGGCTGGCCGAGGTCTGCGATCACGTCCTGGCCGAGCGCGACGGCGTCCACGTTGATCCAGCCAGGCTCGCGGAAGTGGAGCCGGCCACAACACAGGTGCAGGCGAACCGGGGCGGTGGGCGAGGCAGAATTTATCATCAGATCGAGGGTAGCACGGCCGGGCTAGACGCCTTAAACGACAAACGGCCCGGCGGGTCAGGCCGGGCCGTTGGTTCCGCCGCCGTGCGCGTCTAGCGGATCGTGATGTCGATCGTGTAGTTGCGCGAGGCGCCCGTGACGAAGCTATCGACCCATAGCGTGTACGTGTCGCCCTGCGTGACCGGGCGGAGGATCGTCTCGCTGGACCCGGTCGCGCTATCCGACGCCACGAGGATCTGACAGCCGCCATTGAGCGGGTACACCTGGCAGCTTGCCGGCGTCAGGTAGAAATCCAGATCCCCGCCGCCCGGCCAGGTCAGGGTCAACGTCATGTTGCCGCTGCGGGGCACCGTGAGCGGGTGATGGACGGCGCCGAAACTACTCACCGTGCCGACGACGGTCTGTGTATACGGCTGCGGCTGCGCCGATGGGCTGTTGGGGTTGCCGCCGTCTTTCCCGCCACACGCCGCCGCCAGGCTGGCGACGACGATCAACATTGCGATGCGCTTCACGCTGGATCCTTCCGTTGAGGTTAAAAATTTGAGTATACCGAAAGCTCGACCATACGGAGACGCCCGCCCGCCCGGCGTCTGACCGTTAGGCGGCCTCGGGGCCGTCGTCGGCGTGGTCGGCCGCATAGGCCGCCGCGAGGTCAAGTTGCTGCCGGGCGTAGGCCACGGCCCGGGCGTGCCCGATCAGGGCCTCGGCGCGCGTGGCGTGCCGCTCCTCGAATTCGACCCCGTCCAGCCCACAGACCATCGTCTCGAATAGCCGGGCCGGCCCCGGCCGTGGCGACTGCCAGCCAAGAAAAATCGTACTCACGTAGCCGGAGCCGACCTCGGTCCGGGCGACCCGAAAATCCGACGTCGCCCACGTGACCCAATCCGCGCATCGAACCGGGTTGCCCGCCGCGTCGAGGGTGTAGAGATCCAGCAAGGCAGTTACCGCCCTTTCCCCGCCGCCCTGATACAACGCCTGATACAACCAAACCCCTATTCAGGTGGTCCGGGATGGTCTGACGTATTTCAGAATGGCTTGATTTTATTGACGTGTTTGAAAACGCCAAGCGAGGAAAGAGGGCCTAATCGGCTTAAAAGGCGTCTCGTTCCCCGCCTATAATCCCTTACGCTACTGCGCTTTAGCTGCCGTTCGCGGCTTTCTGATACAACCGACTGATACAACCGACGCCCCTTTGGAGGCCGCCGCCGCCCTGGCCGCTGCCCGGCCTGCCTCTACCGCCGCATCGAACGCCTCGACCGCGCGCCGGTTTGCCCGCGCCTCGGCCGCTCGCACGTAGATTCGCGTCGTCGCCTTCGATCCAGGCGCGTGCAGCATGAGCCGGTTCACCGAATCAAGATCCCCCGACGCGTCGAGGGTGACCGTCCCGAATAGATGCCGGAGGCTGTAAGGATTCAGGCCGGAGCCGGGCGCTACCTTGGCCACGGCGCGCGTAAAGCTCTGCCACATGGACGACACCGAAAATTCCTGCCCGCACGCGCCCGCGTCCACCAACTCCCGCAGCGCGGCCATACCGTAGCCGCTGACCTCCACGATCCGGCGCTTGATCTTTTTGCCCTTGCCGCGCGTGACCTCGACCCGGCCCCGCTCCCAATCGATCTTGTCGGGCTGCAACGCCATGATCTGTTTCTGCGGCAGGCCGGCGAACGCGATCACCTTGAGCCGGATTTTCGTCAGACTGACTTCGCTTCGCCGCTGGCCCGGTTCGATGGCCCCGAGATCCGGCATGGCGTCGAGGATGCGATCGAACAACTCGATCGAAATCGCAGGCGGCGGCGCGACCTCATCGGACTGATCGAACCGCTCCACGTCTTTGACGGGGTTGTGTCCACGCTTGCCGCCGAGCACGGTAAAGAAATTCATTAACGCGGTCCGGTAGAGATCGACCGTGCGATCGCTCAACTCTTTGACGACCCGGCCGCCGGCCCTGACCGTGCGCCCGTCTTTCGTTTGGCGCGTGGCCCTCGGCCGCCCGGCCGCCTTGAGTCGCGCCAACACTCCGAGCACGTGAACGGGCTCGATCTGATCGCGGCGCTTGGTCGGGCCGAGCATCCCGATCATGACCCGGAGATCCTTCTCGCGCTGATCGTAGGTGGGCATCCCGAGCCGCTTTTTGATCGGCAAGTAGTGCGTTTCAAGATCCTCAAGCATGGAGCCTTTCGCCCGTTCGGCGCCTCCCTTCCGTAGCTCGGCCTTTGTGTCGCCTATCCAGTCGGCCATTTCCTTCGGCGGCGTGCCCGTGGGAAACCGCTTCGTACGCCGCGGGCCCCGGCCGAGCGCGGCCACTGCGAAAAAGCCCGTGGCCGTCCGGTGGACGTTGGGCGGGAGCTTGTTTAGTTTCGTCGTCGTCATGTCGTCTCAGGGGGGCGGCTAGGCCGCGTCAAAGGGTGCCGAGATACGTAGTGCCGCCGGGGGCAATGCGCGAAGGGCCCGAGGCCGCTCCGGACGGTCGCCAGCCGGGATCTCCGATCGGGTTGCGACCGTCAACCCTGTGCTTTTCCCCGGGGTGTGCGTTCGGCGGTCGGCGCCGCCGGAGTCGAAAGCGTCCACGCCTGATGCAGGAGACGGGTCCGGCCGTCCTCATCCAAGGCGCACCAAAAACCACGAAGTTTCTCGAAGCGGTCCGCGTCGGGCGTGTATTGCACAGTGGGGCCTCCGGTCTTGATTGGCGCTGAGGGAGGAAAATTTACGCCCCCGTCACGATCGGGGTCAACCCCTACGGCATCAGACGAAAGACCTAGATCCCGCAACTTCTCCATGTACGCCGCCTCCTCGCGCTGGCGGCGGCGGTACTGCGGCCGGGCCCCGTTCGGATCCCAGGGCGGGCCGAGTACGTCCGGGTCCACGCCGAGGAGCTTGGCGACCGCGGCGCGGCTGCGGAGGCTCATGGCGCGCCCGTATTCCCAGGCGGCCACGGCGGTTCGGCTCTTGCCGAGCTTGTCGGCAAAAGCCTGCTGTGTGAGGCCCTTCGCTTCGCGCAAGCGCTTGAGGGTCGCACCGGGGGCGGCAGGCGGTATCTGTGTCATGTCCTGCCGAGAATAAATTTTTTCGCGTGGCATGTCAAGGGACGAACAGAAAAAAGGTATTGCCGCGTGTCATGTCGAGGCGTATGCTCCGCGGCATGATCAACACGCTTTACATCCGGCGCCACGAGCGGCGGATTTCGCAAATGGCGCTCGCGCGCGCCTGCGGGATCCCGTTCTATCGGTACTGGAAACTCGAAAACGAATACGTGGAACCGCGCCCGTCTGACCGCGAGGCCCTGTCCGCGTATTTCGGCGTGCCTGACTCGGTCATCTTCCCCGAACGTCCTGACGCCGCCGCCCCCGCCGACGACGACGCCGCCGCCCCGATCTAACGCGTCCGTCTCCCGGCCGGAGGTGTCTATGCGTACGCCCGTCCACGAATCCACGCTGCCGCCGATTCTCGGCGTGCCGGAAATGGCCGCGCTGCTCGGCTTGTCCAAGAGCGGCCTGTATAACGCGATGAAACGGCCAGGCTGGCTGTACCCGCCGCTGCCGGCGCTCGACCGTGCGCCGCGCTGGTCGCGTGAGGAAGTACTCGCCACGCTCACCGCGCCGCGCTTGTCCGTCGCCCGTCGTCGCGGGTGACGTCATGCCCGAGGACGATCTGCGCGGCGCCGCCGGCTGTATCGCCGGGATCGCGTTCGGCGTGCTGTTCCTGGCGCTGGCCGCCCTGGCCGTCTACGGGCTAACGCGATGACCTGGCGCTGCCTGCTGTTCGGGCATGCCATCGGCTGGGTCGTGGCCCGCGGCTCCACGCTGCACGTCGTCTGCCCCCGCTGTTTGCGTATCAGTCCGGGCGTCCGGATCTAATCAGAAGGGACGTGATCTAATGCCGATCTTTGCCCGCGAGCCGGATAGCAAGTTTTCGCCGTGTCCGGAGGGCCTGTTTCAAGCGGTCTGCGTGGACGTGGTCGATCTCGGGATGATGGTCACGCAGTGGGGCGACAAGCCCAAAGTGCGGATCGTGTGGCAGGTAGACGAGGAAGATCCGCAGACCGGCAAGCGGTACGACGTGCGCGCGCTGTACACGCTGTCGCTGTCGGACAAGGCCACGCTCCGCAAACATCTTGAGGCGTGGCGCGGCCGGAAATTCACCGGGCCGGAACTGCGCGGCTTTGATCTGGAAAACCTGATCGGCGCCAATTGCCAGATCCAGATCATCCATCACATTTCCGACGAGGGTAAGACGTTCGCCAACGTGCAGGCGATCGTGCCGGCCAACGCCAAGGCGCCCAAGCTGGTTCCCGATCGCTACGTCCGCGACCGCGACCGCACGCCAGCCGACGCCAGGCCGGAGGCGCCGCGCGAGCTTGACGAGGTGCCGTTCTGATGGTCACGCGCCAGGACACGCCGGCCGGGCGCTTTTACGACGTGGACGGCGAGGCGTTCCCGAGCGTGACGCACGTCCTCAGCGTGATCGGCAAGCCCGCGTTGATCAACTGGGCGGCCAATCAGGAACGCGACCTTGTCACGGAGGCCGCCGCCGACCTCTACCTCGATCTGCTCAAGGCACAGCCGATGTCACGGCCGGTGTTCACGATGACCCTGGCCGGTCGGCTCGGCACCGTCCGCGCCCATCGGCGCGCGCTCGACAAGGCCGGCGCCATCGGCGCGCAAGCGCACGCCTTGATCGAGTGGCACCTGCGGACGCTTCTCGGGCACAAGGTCGGCCCCGAGCCGGCGGCGAGTGATCCGGCCCGGTGGGCGTTCGTCGCGTTCCGCACGTGGGCCGAGTCGGTCGATCTCCAGCCGCGCCTGATCGAGCAAACCGTGTGGAGTCGGACGCACCGCTACGCCGGGACGATGGATCTGTTGGCCGACGTCAACGGCGTCTCCACGCTGGTGGATTTCAAAACGGGCAAGGCCGTCTATCCCGAGGCGCACTTGCAGAACGTCGCCTATCAGGTGGCGCTGATGGAAATGGGCCACGCCACGCCCGAGGCCGGGCTGATCGTGCGGCTCCCCAAAGTGCGGAGTGATCCGGATTTCGAGTTGGCGCCGGTGCCGCCGGTGGCGGAGTTGCTACCCGTGTTCCTGGCGGTGCGCCGGCTATGGGAATGGAACCACGCCAACGAAACGAAACGCCAAGCCGCGAGGGCATCATGACGACGACGCGTACGGCGGCGCTCTTGACGTGCAGCCTGGCCGCGCGCCACCTGTCGGCGGCGGTCGAGGCATTGCGGGACGCGCTCGACGTGCTAGAGGTGGCGCTCGTAGACGAAATTTATCAACACGGAACCAACGACAAATCGCAGTACGACAAAGATTCGCGCGACCCCGAAAAAGTTTCGCCGGCGACCCACGCTGACCCGTTGGACCCAGCCGACGAACCTTTTTCGCACGACGAAACTTCGCATGTCGGGGCCGCGCAAGTTGGCACGGACCCTGCTCCGTACGTACGTACGTACGATCTAGATCCTGTACGGCCTGTACAGCCTGTACGTCCTGTACCTGCCTTGTTAGTACGTGAAGCAAACGTACCTGATGATCGCCGCGACGAAACTTTTTCACTAACCGAACCGACGGGCCCGCCGCGGGATCGGCCGTTCAACGCGCGGCTGTTCGCGGAGTTTTGGGAAGCGTACCCGCGGCGCGTCGGCAAGAAGGACGCCGAAAAGGCGTTCGCGCGGATCTGTCCGACCGCCGCGGAGGTGGCCAGGATGATCGCGGCGATCGCGGTGCAGCGCGGCTCGCGCGACTGGCACGAGGGATTCATTCCGCATCCCGCGACCTGGCTCAACGGCGAGCGGTGGACCGACGATTACGGGGCCGGCCCGCAGGTGGCCGCTGTGGGCCCCCAGGCGGCCGTCAGACGCGCGATCGGTCCGCGGGCTGACGGTGGCACCTGGCGCGATCGCTGTTCGCACACGCCCGAATGTACGACCCCGACGCAGTGCGGCGCGCGCCGCCTGGCCGCGGTCGTGGAGATCGACGCATGACGACGTGCGCGATCTGCGGCGGCGGGCGGGTGTCGGGCGTGTTCATGGACGCCGTCGGCCGGCCGGTGCATTACCTCTGCCTGGCGCCGCTCATCGCCGCGCGCAAGGCCGCCGAGGCGATCAAGGCGACCGGCACGCCGCCGAGGCCGCGCCGGCAATCCATCCGACGGGTGCGCCGATGATCCAGCCGACATTTTTTGACGGGGCGACGTTCGATCCGGCGCTCGACGGTGACCGCCTGCGGATCTTGCTCGGTCGCGTCTATGCGCTGATGCGCGACGGCGAGTGGCGCACGCTGGCGTCGATTGCCGAGCGGTGCGGCGGGACGGAGGCCAGCGTCTCGGCCAGGCTGCGGGATTTACGGAAAGACCGATTCGGCGCGTACCGCGTGGAGCGGCGCCGCCTGGCGCCCGCCGAGTCCGGACTGTTCGAGTACCGGCTCGACGTGCGCGAGGATTGGCGGGCGTGATGCGGCTAGAGCGCCGCCTCTTTGTCGATGTCGTCAAGGATCCGGGCGCACTGCGAGCACGATACGTCGCGGTCCTCGTCAATCCAGTAGCGCAGCGTGCGCCCGCAGGCCGTCCGGATGCTGCCGTTCGCGTTGTAAGTGGCCGCGTGAGCCGCATGGACGGGCACCGGACGCCCGGCGCGATCGTTCATGTCATCGCGCATGACGCGAAGCGGATAGCGGCTCACGCCGACCTCCGCGCCGCGTGCTTGACCTCGACGGCGAGCGTATCGAGCATGCGCGACACGAGGCGGTGCGGCTCGCGGCCCTGTTCCCATCCTTCGACCGTTCGGCCGCTGACGAGAAACCGGGCGCCGAACGTCTCGGCGTTTTCTTTCAGCGCGTGGCGGAGGGCTTGGATCTGTTTGGCAGTCATGGCGTCAATCTCCCTGATCATCCCAGTCGTGGCACTCGGCGCGGCAGTCGAGGCAGATCCACGGCCGGCCGTCGTCGTCCTCGGGCTCGATGCCCTCGGTAGCCGAACAACATTCGCAGGCGCGGACGTAGCGGCCGGCGCTATCGCACGATTCGGCGTAGCAGGCCGCGCAGATCGCGCCGTCGCGCCGGGTGAGCGTGACGAGTCCGATCTCGTCACAGTGATCGCAGAGGCCGGGCTCGGCGTGGACGCCGGGCGCGAAGGCCGGCACAGGTGAGGGCGTGTGGAGGTTCAACATACCGACGAGTATACGCTACAGACGTATACGCTGTCAAGCGTAGACGATGTGACGTGCGCGTTCGGCGTGCCGTGGGCCGACCACGTCCCGCCGGTCCTGCCGCTGTTCGCCTGCCAGGCGTGCGCCGCTGAGACGGCGCGACTGATTGCGAGGGCCCGTGTCGATCCTCGACCTCGATCCGCTGACGCGCCGGCTCGTGACGTTCCGCGCCGTCGCGGTGCCGGTCACCAAAGGTAGCGTGCGGGCGTTCACGCCGGCCGGCTGGACGCGGCCGGTGCTCACCAGTACCTCGACCGGCCTGAAAGCGTGGGAAGCGGTCGTACGGCACGCCGCCACGGAGGCGTTACGCGAAACCTGGCCGCGGGGCGTCGGCGTGCGCGTCGATCTGGCGTTCATCCTGCCGCGCCCGCAGGCGCACCCGAAACGCCGGGCGATCGCGCACACGAAAAAACCGGACCTCGACAAGCTCACGCGCGCGGTCCTCGACGCGCTGACCGGCGTGGCGTACGCCGACGACGCACAAGTGTGCCGGATGACCCTCGACAAGCGGTACGCCGAGCCGACGGAGCAGCCGGGCGTGATCGTGGCGGTCGGCCTGGCCGGGGATCCGCTGTAGACCGATCGGCCTATTTACCGACTCAACCGCGCGCCACGTGTCAAAACATTTCGCCGCGTCTGATACATTTTGCCGCCATGGTTGAATCCTCGCGCACGCTCGTGCTCCGGACGATCGCGCACATGCAGCACGCCCACGCGCAGCCCGGGCTTGAGCCGAAAGTGGCGGCGGTCCTGGCCGCCGAGATCCGCCGGCTGCAAGCGACCCTCGATCACCTCGACGGCGAATCGGTCCAGCTTGAACTGATGATCGATGCCGCCGTGGCCGAACGCGCCCGCCTGCGGGCCAAGCTGGCGCACGCCGAGGGCACGCTGCAACGGATCATGCAGGTACTCGGGCCCGACGTGCCGAGCAACGCCGAGTGCGCCGGGTGCGCGTCGGAGATCGCCGCCGCGCTCGATGAACTGCACGCCTACGGGATCCGCTATCGGCCGCGCACACCCGACGGCGAGGATCCGCCCGATGAGTGACCTGGCCCGCGCCATCCTCCGCGCTGTGCTCGACCTGGCGACCCGCCGCGGCCTGCTCCGGGCCGGCGCCGCGGTCATTCCCTCAGACCGGCTCACGGGCTTTGAGGACGCCGCCGAGGCCGCGATCGATCGGCTCGTGGACGCGCACGCGCAAACCCTTGCCGCCGTCCACGCCGAGGCGCTGGCGAACGCGCGCGCCGACGTCGCCCACGGCATGGACGAAATCGCGCGGCTAACCGGGGGCCGCGATGCGCTCGCCGCCGAGGTGACCGCGTTGACGCGCGATTTTCTCGCGTCACAGGCCGAGGTGGACCGGCTCACCGCCGGATTGCGCGGCCTGATCGACTTGAACCGCCGGATCGAGATCCGGACCCGGGTCCGGTATCTGTTGGACCCGACGCCCCCGCCCGACGCGCGCTGACCCGCGCGCAAATTCTCGCCGCCGTACAGGGACGCGCGCGCAAACCCTCGCCGCCGTACAGGGGCCCGCGCGCCAGGGCCGCCGGCCGTCGGCCCGCTCCGGGCCGCATCGGGGCCGCACGGGCCGCACGCCGGGCCGTCGCATTTCCCTGTTGACACGCTACGCAAAACGCGTATACTTCCGATCATGACATACGAACAGCAGACCGCGCACGCGGCCGAAACTCTGACACGCGTCCACGATATCGCCCGCGAGCTTTCGAGCCAGTCGGGCGTGATGTGGACGACCGATATCCGTAACGACATGGGCGGGCGCTGGATCCGCGTGGATGGCCTGGCGGTCTACTTCCACACGTCCCGGTGGACGGGTAAGGCGTCCGTCCACGTGTCGGCCGACATTCCGAACGACGCCGACGGCAGCCGGCCCTACCTCCGCGACGAGGACAAGATCGACGGGATCAACGTCGGCACGGGCAAGACCGACGCGCAGATCGCGCGCGACGTCCTCCGCCGACTCGTCACGCCGTACGAGCCGATCTGGATCCGCCTGACGGAGCGGACCGCGGCCACGGTGGCCAACTACAAAGCGGCGCGCACGTTTGCCGATCACGTGGCGGCCGGCATCGGCGCCGAGGTGTGGGCCGGGCGAAACGGGGACAATGCCGGCGCGCACGAGCACGAGATCATCCGGCACAATCGGCAGAACATCGGCACGCTGAAAGTGAACTATCACGGCCTGGCCACGATGGAAATTACCTTGCCGATTCAGGCCGCGATCAACCTGATCAACGCGCAGCCGCGCCGGGCCGCCGGAGAGTAACGGCGCACGGACGCGCGCGCAAAACCTTGCCGCCGTACAGGCGCCAGCGCGGCGCGCAAAACCTTGCCGCGGCAGGTGGCCAGGCAATCGAGACGGGCCCCCGGGGACACTCCGGCGGGCCCGTTCCGCGTTCGGGCCCCTGGCCCGGCCCGGGCCGCCACCTGGCCCACCTGGCCCGCCGAGCACGGGCCGCCACCTGGCCACCTGGCCCGCCGGCCCACCTGGCCAGGGCCCGGCACCGGCCGGCCACCTGGCCACCTGGCCACCTGGCCCGGCGGGCCCTGTTGACACACACACGCATCGTGCGTATGCTGTGTGACATGACCGACCAATTTTCTAAACTCCGCACGATCATCCTCCGGCCGTACCGGCCCGGCATGGGCCCGCGTTTCCGGCTGCAAACATGGGACACGTACCGGACCGATTCGTACGGCAAAACGATCATCCGGTACCGCTTCGATATCCTCCCCGGCGGGCCGGCCGTCCCGTTGTTTAGCGGGGAAGACTTCGCATGCTCGCCCATGTATGCGATTGACTCCGATCGTTGCATCGCTGCACTGCTGTCGTTTTTGACACTCCGGCCCGGTGACACGGACCGCGAGTACTTCGATAACTACACTCCGGCGCAATTGGCGTTTGCCGCCGAGCACGCGGAATACCTCGGCGCCGAGGTATCGGCCCGATTCGGGGAGGATCGCTGACATGGCGCAATGTTTCGAGATCGTCGCGTATACCGCCGACGGGGCCCGCTACTGTCCGGATTGCATGGAGGACGATCACGACAATCCGGAGATCGGCGTCGTGTTCGGGGACCAAGAATCAGAGATCATCGGGGACACGTGCGACACGTGCGGCCGGTGCTACGCCGATCCTGGCGGTAACGACGGGCCCGAATGGATCCACGATGCGGCCACGGTTTGCAGGTGGGCCCGCTGCGTGTCGTGCAATGGCCAATATCCCTACGGCCGTGATGATTCGGACGCGCGTCTACTGGCCCGGCGCAATGAATTGCAGTGCCCGAATTGCCACGGCCGGTTGCATTTCGGTTCCCGGACCATTTGACACGGAGCACGCATCGTGCGTAGACTGTCCGACATGATGAAACGTCAATCCGGTACGCCGATCGTGGAATGGACCGCGGTCCGGCCCGTCCGCAACACACGCAAGGATCCGAATGGTCTGGAGACGGACCGCGCAATTCGGCAAATGCACTACGCACGGCACTATCGGGCCCTGTATCAGACGGCCGTGGACAACGCGATCGCCGTCTATGGGGATGCGGCGCCCGACTATCCGTGGATGGCGCATGCCGGAGATGGATCCATCATTCCGCCCGGCTGCCGCACGTTGATCGCTGGCGTCTACCGCCGACACTTTCCGCATGCGATCAAGGCGCAATTGCGGGCCCTGGCCACGTGGCAGACCACGGAAACCGATCATAGCGTCGCATCGTGGCGTGCCGCCGGCCGGACCATGGCCACCTGGCGCAAGTACCTCCGTCTCAATGACCTGACTGCTAACTGGTAAAGGATCCCAACATGATTACGCTCAAAGCTACAGACTTCTCGGCGGCCGGTACCCTGGCCACGTTCCCGGATTACGTCTCCAATGGCCATTGGATGATCGCAAAATCGCAGGTGGACAACGCGGCCATGTTCGCGTCCGCGGACATGATCAAGTTGTTCGCGCCGAAATTGGCGGCCCCTGGCGTCCTCCGCATGTCGGAGACGAACAACGGCGCCGCTCAGATCCTCAAGTGCATTCCCGAGGACGACTCCGCGATCGTCTGGACGGTACAGCCGATGATCCACGTGAGCACGCAAACGGACCGATACCGGAAACTCGGCGCCAGGGGCCGCGGCCGGACCGAACGCACGGAGTGTTACGTGCTCACGTGTGCCGGCGGCCCGGGCGTCACGACGCCGGGCGTGGCGTACGTGGCCAGGGAGTACTTGGACCGCTTCGAGATCATGCCCGGCATGGTTCTACACTCGGCGCATGCGGACGGGACCGGGACGCTATGCACGCCCGATCGGCTGTTCGTCGTTATGCCGATGCGGAACGATGCGGCCGGGACGCTGGCGGCCCTGGCACCGGCCGCGGCTGCGGCTGCGGAGTCCATCCGGGCCGCGGCTGCGGAAGCGGCTGAGGTAAAGCGGCTGCACGACGCCAACGTGGCGGCCCGCAAAGCGGCCCGGGCCGCAGCGTAGCGGCCGGCCACCTGGCCAGGTTTCAACGGGCCCGCATGCGTCACAGCATGTCGGGCCCGTGGTCTGTACAGGGCCCTGTTGACACGGACACGCAAGATGCGTATGCTTGGGGACATGATGAACACGTGGATTGACTCAGCCCTGGCCGATACGCGGTACACGACGCTGGCCACGGCATGGCTGAAGTACAGCGGCCAGCGTGGTACCGCGAAACAGATCGAACGTCTCGTGCGGCAGTTTGGCGTCAATGGCGCCGATACGCTGGCCCGCATGCTGGCCGAACGCGGGATTGTGGAGGTACTCGCGTAATGACTACCAAGCACACGCATGCTGTCGTATTCGGTCGCAAGGTTGCCGATTGTCCCCGCTGTCAGGAATTGGCGAACGGGGCCCGGCCGGTCCGCTGGCCGAACGGGACGCAAACCGATCGACTGGCGGAGGTACATGCTCACTTCCGCAGCGTTCGCCATCTGTCCGGCGGTTGCGGGCCCGTTTGCACGTTCGGAGACAACTAATCATGTCCGACACGATTACGCTTCGTCTCCCTGCCATGGACGCGCGCATGCTGGCGCATTACCTCCGGATGGCCGCGCGGACGTACGCCGATGGCGCCGAATCGGCGCCGGGCCCCGTGCTCTACTTCCGCCGGATGGACCGCTGGCGCCATGCGGATAAACTGGCCCGGGACGTGGAACGGCAGACGCACGGATAAAAACTGCCGCATCGTCTCGAGGTACCGGGCCCGCTACTCCGCCAGGGTAGACGGGCCCGAACCATGTACGGCCGGCCGCCAGGTGGCACGCCCGGCCCGCCACAATGGCGTAGGATAGGCGACACGCATCGGACGCATGCCGGGCCGGCCCTGGCCCGATCGCCCGCGGTACGCGCGTACAGGGCCCGCCAGCGGGAAAGGGCGAACCTTGGCCACTAAGCGATTGTCGTATCTGACACGGGCCCTGGTACTCCGGCTGCGACAGGCCGAACCGGACCGATCCTTAGCATCGATCGCGGAAGTTGTCGGGTGCTCCGAACCAAGCGTACGCCGCATCGTGCAGGCGCATACGACCGATGCGCGGTCCCTGACACATGATCTGCTCGTGAGCGGGACGATCGATCGCTTGGATGAATGGGCGATCGCGTCCAAATTGGCCAGTCGCAAGGGCTTTCACCACGGGGCCCGCGAATGGCTCGAAGCGGCTGAAGTGATCGATCGTAAGGCGGGCCCGTCGGTCAACGTGGACGCCCGGCCGTCGATCGTCGTGAATATCCCGTTTGCGCTCGGCGCCTTGCAGGCGGGCCCACCTGGCCCACCTGGCCCGGCCGAACCTGGCCCGCCGATCGACGTCCACGATCGGGCCGTTCCTGCGACACGCGACACGGATTGACACGGGCCCGGGCCAGGCGTAGCCTGCCGCTAGTCCGTGTCAGATTGCGTGTCGCCGGCCCGTGTCGCGTAACGGGCCCGCGTCTCCCCATGGCGCCCGCCAATGATGGGGATCCAATGCTCGGCGCCCGCATGCGCCCGAGCAAGTGGGGACACACGATACCGCTCCGGACCGCTCCACCTGCAACGCATGCGTCCACCTGGCCCGGCCGGAGGTACGCCGGCCCGCCAGGTTTCCCAACAATCTGAGGGGTTTGGGGAGGACACGTGCTGTACAGGCAGCACAGGCCGTACAGGCAGCATGGGCCCACCTGAGATCCGGGGCAGCCGGGGGCAGCCTATCGCTGCCTGCCCTGCACATGCAGGCGTGGCAGGCAGGCGTGACGTCACGGACCGACACGATCGCCCATGCCCCTAGGTTTCCTTGGGAAAACGTGAGGATCTGATAATGGATCCTCTGTTAACACACTGTAACTTGTTGATTCTATGAGACTTGGGCGAACCAAGGCCGGTCCGGCCTCGACGGGCGTCGGATCCCCGTAGGGGGCCCGACCGGGGTCGGTCCCGGACGCCACCCCAAAATTTTTACGTCTGCGACGGTTAAGCGGTACGTACAGCGTGTCATGTCGCGTGACGAAGAATTGCGGTGTCGGCTAGCTCTGCCTAATCGATCGTACGGATGGGCGGGTCGGCGCGGAGGCCGGTACTACAGCGGGCGGTGACGATGAGGACGGCGAGGATGACGGCGAGGGCGACGAGGGCCCACGTGATCCTGGTGAGGGCGGTCGCGAGGCGATCGGGCATCATCGGTCGCGGCCGGGATCGGTGTCGCGCATGGCGTCGTGGCGGGCCTGCAACGCGGCCAGCTTGCCCGCGCTTTTGTCCCGGCTCAAGTGGCACCCGTTGAGGATGCAGACGGCGCTCACCGGGATTTCGGGGTGCTCGCCGCGTAGCTCCACGATGGTCGCGGTCGGGGCCTCGCGCACCTCGGCCACGATCAGGCGGGCCAGGGCCACGGCCCCTTTCGCGATGTTGGGTCCGTCGAGGGGTTTATCCGCGTGCATGGTCACAAAGCCGGCGGCGATGTTGCCGGCGATGCGGGCTAACGTCGTGTCGTAATCGTGTTTCATACCTTACCCAACTGCACCGCCAGGCGGCGCACGACGGAGCGGGACAGAATCGATTCGGCCTCTAGCGCCCGCCAGATCGCCTGATAGCGCGCGATCGTGGCGGCCTGTTCCTGCACGCGCGATTCGAGCCGCGCGACCTCGGCCTCTAGCGCCGGCACGCGGCGGAGCGCGCGGTGCGCCGCGTCCAGCCAGGACACGCCATCGGGATCGGGGGTGCTCTCTGGGTCGGTGTCGCTCATGACCAACTCAGCGATGAGGCAGCCGGCGCACCAGCGGCTCGGGTCGTCTGGATGCGCCTCGCGGCACGAGGTCGCGCGGCCGTTCCCCTGCGGGTCGCACGACGTCATCTGCGGGTGAGCGGCGGCGGTGAGTAGCGCGGGTCTGTTCATGGTGTCTCCTTCTCGGGCTGCACACGGCGGAGGGCGGCGAGGATCTCAACCGTCCTAGCGTCGGTGGCCTCATCCCACGCTTTCCAATCCGAGCCGCTGATGACCTTGCCGAACTTCGGGTCATCCTCAAAGGGCATCGTGACGTGCCGCTGCACGATGTGCTTTCGCAGCGTGCGCGCCAGCGCCTCCACGTCCACCGGCTCCCGGCTCGGCTCGGGGGCGGCTGGCTGGATCTGCTCGATGCGGTCGAACTTCTTCATCGCTTTGTCTCCTGGGTTTGCCCCCGTGTTAGATCGGCCACGATCAACCGCGCAAGGATCTGCACCAACGCCCGATCGGTGGCGCTAAAGACGGTCGCCGGATGTTTCGACTGCCAACGGCGCAGCACGCGCGGCCACCGGGGCGGGATCGGGTTTTCCGGGGCGCGCCCGCACGCGATCAAAAACGCATTGAGCGGCGTCTCGCGCATCATCGCCTCCGAAAGAAAAACGAGCGGTCAGGCGGGCGGGTAACACCGATCGTGGTGCAGCGGTCGCAATAATTCGCGACATACGAGCCCGATTGCGCGTAGACGAGTCGCCCGCCACACGCGCACCTGGCCGGGAGTTTATGGGCGCGGCGGATCGCGGCACTCGCCGCCGCCTCGGCTCGCGTGACGCGCATCGTCGCCTCCCTCTCAAAAACTGGTGCGCCCGGCCGGGATCGAACCGGCGACACCCCGGTTAAAAGCCGGGTGCTCTACCAACTGAGCTACGGGCGCGTGTAAACCACAATTTTTTATCACAGAAAGGCGGCGCTATGTCCGACCCGTTTGCCGTCACGGTCGGCGGCGCCGTCGTCTATGAACCGTTCGACAAGCAGCGCGAATTCCACTCGTCGCGCGCCCGGTATCGCCTGTTCGGCGGCAGCAAAGGGTGCGGGAAAAGCCTGGCCGTGCGGTGGGATCACCACCTGTTCTGTTTGAGCGTGCCCGGCGCGCAAACGCTCATCGTGCGCCGCAAGCTGACCGAACTCCAACGCAGCCACCTCCGCTATATCCCGAAAGACATGCAAGCGATGGGCGGCGAGGCCGTGGGCTTTCGCTGGCGCCCGTCGGAGGTCGGCGCGGGCGTCCTCTACTACCCCAACGGCTCGCTGACCGAATTCGGCCACGTCCAGCACGAGGACGATGTGGAGACGTACCTCTCCGCCGCCTACGAACGGATCAGTCAAGACGAACTGGTCACGTTCACCGAGTACCAGCACCTCATGTTGTGCTCGTGTCTCCGCACGACGATCCCCGGCGTGACGCCGCAATTTGGCGCCGCCACCAACCCCGGCGGCCCCCAAGCGCAGTGGGTCAAACGGCGGTGGATCGATCAGGACGTCACCGCCGACGAGGACGAGGTGTACGACGCCGCCGACTACCACTACATTCCGGCGCTGCCGAAGGACAACCCTCACCTCAACTGGATCGAGTACGAGCGCGAACTCCGACGGCTGCCGCCGGAAATGCGCCGCGCCTACTTGGAGGGCGATTGGAATATTTTCCTCGGCCAATTCTTTCCGGAGTTTCGGCGCGCGCTGCACGTGCTCGACGGCGCCGACCTGGCGCGCTATGGCGCCCTGCCGGCCGTCTACCTGCGGGACGCGGCGATGGACTGGGGCTACGCCCACGAGGGCGTGATTTTGTGGTTCGTGCTGGCCGAGGACGGCACGCTCATCGTGGACGATGAATACGTGTTCAACGGGCCACGGCGCGACAAGCTCGTGGCCGGCGAGGTGGCGCGCGCCGCGCGCGAGCGCGTGAAGGAACGCGGCTGGCGCGTGCGGCGCTGGCTGGCGGATCCCAAGATGGCCGATCAGACCGGCCACGACGGCGGCGAAACGCACCTCGATACCTTTCGGCGCAACGGCGTCCCGCTGCACCCGGCCGATAACGATCGCGTCAACGGCTGGGGCCGCGTGCGCGCCTGGCTCCGCACGAATCCCGCCACCGGCAAGCCGTTTCTCCGTGTGCATCCCCGCTGCCAGTACTTGATCCGCACGCTCGGCGCGGTCCTGATGGATAGCGACCGTCCCGAGGACGTGGACACGGACGGCCCCGATCACGCCTGCGATGCGTTGCGGTACTTTCTGATGGGCCGCCCGTCCCCGGCGCGCGATCAGCCGACGCTCGTCTACCCGCCCGGGACCGTCGGTTGGCTCAAGCGCCAGGCGTTGCGCGAACAGGAGCCGCGCGAGCGCGTCCTCGGCGCGTCGAATCGATCGCACCGCTCGCGCTTCGCCGGCTACTAGATCACGATCACGTGTCCGCGCCGGCCGATCTGTTTCGCGTACTTCACCGTCCAGCAACCACCGCTTTTGACGTGATCGGCGGTGCCGCAGTGATAGCAGAGCGCGAACCGGCGGCCCGTATAGGTCGGCGGTAGCGTGGCGACGACGATCGAGTACACGACGGTGGACGCCTCGGCAATCTGGATGTTGCGCGGCTTAAACCCGCGATCCCACTCGTCAACGGCGGGCGGGAATTCCTGTGTAGGCACGCCGGCCGCCTCCGCCTCTTGGATCGCCCATATGTCGATCCCGCCCAAGCGACACGCCCCGGAGACGACGCGATCGGCGGCCGTGCGGGCGAGGATGCGGCGGATCAACGTGCGCGCGCGCGCCTCCGTCTCCGCCGTAAACTTGGCCGCCTCGTGGCCGACAATCCCAACGGTAACGCCCATGAATAACAATTGTATCGCCGTCGCTCTACCCTGGCACGACGGGCCGCGGGCCGCTTACCTGGCGCCGGGCGAGGTCGCGCCGGTTGATCCCGGCGCCGTCCTCTGCCCGTGCGCCGACTGCGGCCAAGTGCTAGCGGTCGGACCCGCGCTCGCCCTGGCCCTGTCCGTCGATTCGTCCCTCGACCTGTGTTGCCCCGCGTGCGGCGTCGGCCGGTGTCGGGGGGCGAGTCAGATCGTCCGGGTCACCCTGGCCCGCAACGGGCTCACGCACTAGCCGCGTAATGCGCCGGTGCGGCGTCGTGAAGCGCCAGGCGCGCAGGGTCGCGCACTCGTCCCGCCGGGCATGCGCGAGGTCATCGAGATCGCGATTGTGCAGGCCGAGCACGATCGCGTGACCGCCCACGACGGCATCCAAGCCGTTGCCGCGGTAGTGCCCCCACGAGAGGCCGCACGTACAGGCCGTGCGGTCGCGGTGCAGGGCGCGCACGTCGCGGCAGCGTCCGCAAAAGATCAGTTTCATGGCACCACCTCCATGTGAAAAAGAAGAATTTTCACAACGCGACATGCCGCGTCAAGTGTAAAGAATTGACGCGTGACAGAGCGGCGCGCATACTCCGGGTCATCCCGTCATGGCCGACGCCCCGCCCGGCACGCCCGCGCCTCCGACTCGCCTGAAAATCCCGCTGTCGCGCGAGGAGGCCGGCGCGTGGACGGCTCGCATCGAGGCCGCCACCAAGGCCGCCGACGCCAAGCGGAAAGAGTGGCAGGCGTACGTGACCGCGTACATGGTCCGGACGCTGCAAGCCCGCGGCCCCGATCACCAGATCACCGTCCCGCTGGAATTCGCCTACACGGAACTGAAAAAGGCGCAGCTAGCTTTTCAAGTCCCCGAGGTCAATCTCAAGGCCAAGCGGCCCGAGTTTGCCGCCGCGGTGCGGGCGTTTGAGGGCGCGCTGAATTTCGAGCTAGCCGAGGCCGGCGCCGATGGCCTGCTCGACCTCGTCATTACCGACGTGCTCGTGTGCGGCATTGCCGCCGCCAAGGTCGGCTACTACGCCGACATTCGGCAGCGTGACGTGCCCGTGATGGGCCCGCCGCCGCCGGACCCGATGACCGGCGAGCCGGCGCCCGACGGGCAACCCGTCGCGCAGACCGATCCGCTGACCGGCGAGCCGTTGATGCAGCCGGAGCCGTACCTCGCGCACGAGTGTTATTACGGCGATCAGATCCCGCCGGAAAATATCTTGATCCCGCCGGAGTTTGCCGGCGGCGATTACGACCGCGCCGCGTATCTCGGCCATCGGTTCCAACTCGACGTCCAGACCGCGATCACGCGCTACGGGCTCGATCCGACGTTCACCGCCACCGCCACGCGCCCGATCGAAACGCTGTCAAGTGCCGAACAGCCCGAGGGCCGCGACACGCTGACGACGAAAGACGTCGAGGGCGTCGAAGTGTTCTACCTGGCGACGGTGTTTGATACCGCCACAGAGCCGGCCGACGCGGCGCCGCCCGCGCTGCCGGGTGTGGCCATGGCCGGCGCCGATCGCCCGCACGTCGGCCAGTACCGCCGCCTCGTGTTTCTCAAGGGCAAGTCCGAGCCGGTGGTCCACGAGGACAGCCCGTATCAGTATGTCGATGAAGTAGACGGCAAGCTGAAGGGCATGCGCGGCAACCCGATCCACGTGCTCACGCTCCGCGTGCTGCCGGGCTCCGCCTATCCCGTCTCCGACATTCAGGCCGGCCGCCCGGCGTCGGAGGAAGTGAGCCTTGGCCGCTCGCAAATGGTCAACTTCCGGCAACGCGTGATGCCCGTCCTCGGCATCGATCGCAACCGCGCCAGCCCGGAACTGCAACAGAAACTCTTGGCCGATGCCGACGTGAAGATCGGCGCCGTCATCGGCACCGATGGCCCGCCCGGCGAGATCGTCACGCCGATCAGCGTGACGCAATTCCCGCGCGACAATTTCAAGTTTGACGAGGTCGCGCGCGGCGATTTTGAACTCGCCTGGTCGATGGGCGCGCGCCAGGCCGGCCAGGACGTGCCCGGCGAGCCGATCACCGCCGAAGAAGTCCGGACCTCACAGGCCGCCACCGATACCCGCCTGGCGCGCGAGCAAAACCGCGTCCTCAAGTGGTGGACGGGCTACGCCGAGAAATTTGGCGCGCTGCTCCAAATGTTCAAAGACGATCCCGGCTACGCCGAGATCGTGGGCGACGACGGCGCCAAGGCGTTGCAGGCGTGGAACCGCAAAGGCGGGGACGGGATCGCGTCCATTGCCGGCGAGTTTCTGTTTTCGGCGCGGCCCGACTCCGCGCTGCGGCTCGACGCGCAGGCCGACCGCCAGCAGAAAACGCAGTTGTACACGCAACTGGGTAACGACCCGAACGTCAATCGCGTCGAACTCCTCAAAGCGGTCCTGCTCTCGTACTCGCTCGACCCCGAGAAAATCGTCGTGGAACAACTGCCGGAAAAAGGCCCCGAGCCGCCGCGCATTTCGTGGAGTTTCCGCGGCGAGGATCTGGCCGTCCTCGATGCGAAAACCGGCCAGCCCAACACCGCGTTTCCCCTCGTGCTGTCGGTCATGGAACAGGGCGGGATCAAGATCCCGCCCGAGGCCGTGCAAAACGCCATGACGATCGCGCACCAGTTGATGCAGTCCGCTGCCGCGCTGGTCCCGCAGCCGGGCCTCGGCCCCGGCCCCGACACCGCGCACCCGGGCGGCACGACGCCGGTGCAACCGCTCAACAAACACGCCGCCGACCGCGACGGGATGCCGGAGCCCTCCGGCGGCCCGCCGACGCCGCCGATCATGTAGAGGCCCGTCATGACGATCAAATTTACCGACGACGAGAAAGACGACGCGAAAGCCGCCAAGGATGCGGCGAAGGATGCGCCCAAGGCCACGCCCAAAGTGGAGGCCGCGCCGCCCCCGCTGCTAGAGGGGTATCCCGACACCGGCCAGGGCGTACAAGAGATCAACTTTACCGGCGTGGGCGATCCCTCGACCGCGAGGGTCGGTAAGCCGCTGCCGCAGAGTATTAGCCTCGGCGGTGTCGCCTACGATCTCAGCGACCGCGCAGCCGGCGTCTATATCTTTCGCCACAAGTAAGGCGCCGTGCAGTTGTGGATCGTTGATGCGGGCGCAACCGTCCGGCCGGCACTGGTGCCCGTCGTGTGGGCGGGTCCGCCGGTTCGGCCCGATCCGCCCCGAGGTGCCTAGACCGTGACGTGTGATCGCTGCGGCATCGTGCTCGCGATCGGGGACTACCCCTTTTGCCCGCACGGCAGCGGCAGCACGGCGATCGAGGATGCGACCTGGCCAGGCGGGCGCGTCTTTGAAAACCTCGGCCACGAGCCGGTGCGGTGCGACTCACCCGCCGACCTCAAGCGCGAAATGGACGCGCGCGGCCTGATGCCGTTCGTCCGGCACGTGCCCGGCGATCGGCACACGCGATCGTGGGCGACGACGGACCCCTACACGTTGGAACAGGGCCGCATCCTGGCCGAGCGCCAGGGCACGACGCGCGTGCGCGGTGACGACGCGCCGAGCGCGGAGACGGTGGCGATTGTGCGTGCCGTGCTGGCGCGCGGGGGCAAGACATGATCGTGAATGCCGGCGGCAATCTCCAAGCGGCGATCGATGCGGCGCGGCCGGGCGACACGATCGATCTCGAAGCGGGCGCGACGTTCAGCGGCAATTACGTCCTCCCCGCCACGGACGGCACCGCGCCGATCACGCTGCGGACCGCCGGCACGCTGCCGCCCGGCCTGGTCGCGCTCGATGCGCCGCTGGCGACGGTCCGCACGCCGAACAGTACGCCGGCGCTGCGGACCTACGGCAACGCCGCGCGCTGGACGTGCGACGGCGTCCGCTTCGCTGCCGGATCGAGCCAGGGCGATATTGTGGCGCTTGGCGACGGCGTCACCGCCGACGCCGCGCAGTTGCCGCGGAGCCTGACGATCGAGCGGTGCCTCGTGCAGGCCGACGCGACGGCCAAAAACGGCATCGTGATCAATTGCGCCGATACGACGATCCGCCACTGCCGGATCACCGGGATCAAGCTGCAAGGGGTCGAGTCGCACGCGATCGTCGGCTACAACGGCCCCGGGCCGTTTCTGATCGAGGACAACTGCCTAGAGGCCGGCTCGATCGGCATCCTGATCGGCGGCGCCGCCCCGGCGGTGCCCGGCCTGATCCCGTCCGATATCGTCGTCCAGCGCAACACGATCACGCGCCCGCTCGCGCTCCGCCAACAGACCGGGTGGGCGATTAAAAATCTGTTTGAACTGAAAAACGCGCAGCGGGTCACGATCCGCGGCAACGTGTTTGAACACAACTGGCCCGACGGACAGGCGGGATTCGCGATCGTGTTTACCGTCCGCGCCAATAGCGCCAATGCGCCGTGGTCCACGGTTCGCGATGTGCTCTTTGAGTGCAACACGATTCGCCACGTCGCCATGGGGTTCAACATCCTCGGGATCGACGACGCCGCGCCAAGCCAGCCGATGGAGCGGGTCACGATCCGCAACACGCTCGTCTACGATCTCGATCGCGTCAATTGGAAAGGCCCGACGGGCCAAATGGGGAGCGGCATTTTTGCCGGGATCAGCGGCGCGCCGCGGTACCTGACGATCGAGCGGTCCACCGTGGTCGGCGCGGTCACCGGCAATATTTGTAATTTCAGCGGCCAGCCGATCCCGGGCCTCGTGATCACGCGGAACCTGTTGCAGAAAGTGATCACGCCGTATCAGACCTACGGCATGAACGGGGACGCGGTCGGGGAGGGCAATCCGGCGTTTGCGCGCTATGCGCCGCCGGTGGCCGGGTATCCCGATTTCGTCTGCACGGACAACGTGCTCGCCGGCTGCACGCCGGCCACCTACAGCACGCAGCCGAATAATCACTTCCCAACGGTGGCCACACTCACCGCGAACTACGTCGATCCCGCCGCCGACAACTATCGTCTGGTGCCGGCCAGCCCGTACACCGGGCTCGGCGTCGATCACGACGCACTAGAGGCCGCGCGCGTGCCCCCGGTGACGCCGGTCCCGCCGACGCCCTCGACGCCGGCCGAGATCATTATCGCGGTCGCTGAGGAACAACTCGCCTTGTGCGCGGCGATCGGCGGCGACGTGTCCCCGCAGGATGCCGGGCGCGGCGCGATTATCAGTTACCGCGATGCGCTGCTCGCGGTCATCGCGCCGACGCCGCAGACCCATCATCATCATCACCACCACGGCCACGTATGCCCGCCCTCATAACCTCGCTCCGGGACGCGCAGGGCCGGCCGATCGTGTCGCTGCCGATCGCCGTGCGTCAGGCGCTCATGGCCGCCGACGAACTCTTGCGGCTACACGGGATGCAGTTTGAGATCGTCTGTGAGACGTGTAGCGGCCGGTGGCCTGGCGACCCGAATCGATGGACCGTGATCGCGGAACACGGCGATAGCGATGGGTCGCTAAATGGGCTGGTCTGTGCCTGCACGCGACGAAAGTTTGTCGCCTTGTTCTGACCGTCGTTCGCCATGTATTGACACGCGTCACGTCGCGGCGCATGCTGAGCGTCAAATTTAGTCTGACGCGATGCCTGATGACCTGACCTCCGCGCCTGGCCCCGGATCACCGGATTCCGGCGGAGCCACGTCATCGGTTCCCGAGTCCAGCCCTGCTCCACCCGACACGCGCGCCATTGCGGCGAGCGTGTTTGCTGGCGATACTCCGGCCGACTCGCCACCGGCTGACCCGTCCTCCACGCCCCCACCGCCCGACGCTGCGACAAGCGTTGGCGAGGAGAACGATCCCGACTATCAATCCTTGCTCGCGTCCGGGTCGATGCCCGTCGATCGGCACAAAGCCGTATTGACGAACGCCCGCAATAAGACGCGCGCCGAGGTCGAGGCGTCCGTGCGCCAGCGGTACGGCTGGGTTGACGATCTGAAAGTCGATCGCAGCCGGGCCGAACAGGCGCTCGGACTCATGCAGGCGCTTGACGCCAATCCGGAACAAGCGATCCGGACGCTCGCGCATGCTTTGGGGATCACCCTCACGCCCCCGCCGCCCCCGTCGGAGCCAGAAGGCCCGCCAGGTCCGGACGTGCGGCTAGAGGACGGTAGCGAGTTTTACTCGGCCGCGCAGTTGGGGAAACTCAACGCGTGGAAAGACGCCCAAGTTGATCAGAAATTGGCGGCCATGCGTCAGGCCGTCGATCAGCAGTACCGACCGCTGATCGAGGAACGCCATTTCGCTCAACTGAAAGCGCACGCTACCGCCGAAGCGACCACGACCCTTGCGGAGTGTCGTGCGTCCTGGCCGTCGTTTGCCAGCCTTGAGACGGACATCAAGGCGCGCATGCAGGCCGATCCCGCCCTCTCCCTTGACCGCGCGTACATCAAGGCGTTTGCCGCCAAGGGGCTCCCCGCCCTGCAAGCGGCGCATGCGACCGATCGCGCGAGCCAACTGCAACGCAAAGCCGCCGCCAGCAACCCGGGTCCGGGTGCGGCACGGCCCGTGACGCCGCTTCGCTACAACGAACGCTCGACGCGCGATATCGCCGCCGAAGTGTTTGGACGCGCGCGGGGTCAGTAAAAGGGAGGGGCCGCCATGGCGGATCCCAACATCGGCCAGATCACCGCGACCACGTTTGAACTGAGCACGGCGCGCGATCCCGCCGACAACGTGTTTACGTCACAGGCGCTCTTGAACCTGATCAAGCGCGGCTCCGGATTCAAGAAAGAAAGCGGCGGCGCGCTGATCGAGGAGCCGATCGAGTACGCCGAAAATACGACGTTCCGATCGTACGGCGAACTGGACGTGCTCGACACGACCCGCGTGGACGTGTTCGACGCCGCGCGCTTCGAGTGGAAACAGCCGGCGTGCGGCACCATCGTCTTTTCCGAACTGGAAAAGCTCCGCTGTGCCGGCGAGTCGGCCAAGATCGATCTCGTCTCGCGCAAGGTCGATAACGCGAAAAACACGGCCATGGCCGTGCTCAATCGTATGTTCTACGGCGACGGCACCGGCAACGGCGGCCTCGACTGTAACGGCCTGGCGCTGCTCGTCTCCTCGACGCCGACCACCGGGATCGTTGGCGGCATCAACCGCGCCACGTTCGCATTCTGGCGCAACCGGCAGACCTCCGGCGCCAACAGCGGCACCGCGTTTAACGAACTCCGCGGCGCGATGCGGACGATCTACAACAACTGCTCGAAGGGCGCATCGGCGGAACACCCGACCGATTTTCTGTTCGATCAGACGTCCTTTCAGGGCTACGAGGGCACGCTCACCGTCAATGAGCGGTTCACCTCGAAAGAGTCCGGAGACGGCGGATTCAAAAACGAAACGCTGAAATTTAAAGGCGCCAAGGCGGGCTTTGACGAGGACGCGCCGGCCGCGACCGGCTACGCCCTCAACGATCGCAATCTGTTTTTCCACTACCTGACGTGGATGAAAGCGTTCCCCGCCGTCGATCCCGCCAATCAGTTGTCGGAGGTCGTGAAGATCATGACCGCCGGGCAAATGACCATCAACAACCCGCGACGCCTCGGCGTCATCACCGCGATCAACTAAGCGGGCGCGAAGGGAGCACGACATGAACGGAACGAGCGCGCCCGCCACCTACACCTCGGGCAACGTCCTCAACTTCACCACCACGCGTCAGGCGGAACTCGGCGCCCTGCTCAACACGCGCGACGGGCGCACGTTCCGCTACGTGAAAGCGGGCGTGGCCGATCTCGTCGTCGGCAACGTCATTCAGGGCCCGGCCGAGGTCACGCTCAATCAGCAGTTGACCGCGGTCATTACCGCGGTCGGTTCGCGGACGATCTCGGCCATCAACGGCGCCACCGCAATCACCGCCAATCAGTACGCCGGCGGGTGGGCGATCATCGATACCGCGCCCGGCCTCGGCTACGCCTATCCGATCGCCAGCCATCCGGCGGTCGCGGGCGCGGCCACGGGCGTATTCACGCTCCATCCTGACGCGCTGGTACAGGTCGCGCTGACCGGCGTGTCGCGCGTCTCGCTGGTCGCCAACCCGTACAACGGCGTCATTCAGTCGCCCATTACCACGCTGACCGGCGCCGTCGTCGGCGTGGCCGTCGCGCCGATCCCGGCCGGGCAGTACGGCTGGGTCCAGATCAGCGGCCCCGGCGCCGTGCTGGTCGCGGGCACGCCAGGCGTCGGCCTGGCGGTGGTGGTGCCCGGCACCGTGGCCGGTTGCGTCGTCGTGGACGGCGCCGCGGCGGCCACCAAGGTCATCGGCTCGATGCTGGTGACCGGCGTTAACGGCAAGGTGCAGGGCGTTCTGCTCGACATCCAGTAATTGCGAAACGCCAGGGGCGTCGGCGTGAGCCGGCGTCCCTGGTGATCGAGGATCTATGTCTACACCCGAACTGCCGCCGCCCGCGCTGGTCACCAAAGACGGCGCCCGCACGCCCGCCGCGGCCGGCCCGATCTCGCGCGATGAACTGCTCGCGCTGGTGAAAGAAATCATCGGCTCGCAGTCCAGCGCCGAAGCGATCGCCGCCAAGGTCGCGTCTGAGGTGGCCACGCAGGTGTCCGCCGACGTGTTCGATCGCATGGAGGGGCGCAATCAGTACGGCGATTGGAACGTCAAGAACTACCACGCGCGCTCCGTGTTCAATCCCGACGGCGATCACCCGACCGATGGCAAGCCGCGGCCGGACATTGTCGGCCACGTCTTTTGGGTCGGCACGCTGATGGACGCGCGCGAAATGACGCACGAAGAAATTGCGCTCACCAACAAGCTCGTACCGGGTCGCTTTCATGGCGGCGCCTGGCGCGTGGTCGATCTCGCCCCCGGCCAGGTCGGCACGCGTGCGCTCCTCGTGCTGTTCCCGTGCGCCGAACCGGATCAGCGCGCGGCGCTGCCCGACATGGTGACGATACTCCGCGAACTGACCGCCGCGCCCGCCGTGCATTAACGCGCCCCGAGGGCCGCCGTGACGTTTCTGGAATTGCAGAATTCAACGCTCCGGGCGTGCGGCCACTCCACCGCCGTGTCGTCGGAGCCGCGTACCCGCGTCAAGGCGGAGATCAACGCGTGGCAGCGGCGCCTGTTGACGCGGCCGGGCTTTTCGCGCCTGCTCCGCGATTCGGAGAACACCTTTACCACCGTCGCCGGCCAGCGCACCTATGGGCTCGGCATGTCCGTAGGGCGCATCCTCGGCATACAGGCCGTGGTCGATCGGACCGTCCTCGCCTTGGGCGATACCGCCTGGCTGCGGCGCGTCGGCACGCTGGCATCGCTCGGCACGGCCTCGGTCTACATTCCGCGCGGCTGGTTCCCGGTGCAAACGCGCCCGCCGTCCCCGACCTCGATTTTTGCGATCTCCACCAGTGCGGCCGACACGACGCAGGTTATTGACTGGGAGTTTGTCCTCTCGACCATGCACCGCGTCTCGGGACAAACGACGCTTACCGGCACCGTTCCCGTGCAACTCGGTCCGCTCGCCGCGCCGTCTACCGTCGTGGACGTCGTCAAGTTGTCCCTGCGGACGCCCGCGGCCGGCATCGTGAGTGTGACGACGGCGGCCGGCGGCGGCACGACCCTGCTCGCGCTGCCCGTCGGCCAGCAGTCGGGGCGGTTCCTACACATCGAACTGTACCCGACGCCGTCCAGTGCGTTGCAGTACCGGATCGACTACACGCGCGAGATTAGCGACCTCGTACAGGACACCGATCAGCCGCTCTTGCCGCCGGACTATCACCACTTGCTGGCGCTCGGCGCTGAGTACGACGAGTGGCGCAAGCTCTCCGACGATCGGATGGTCGTGGCGAAACAGGATCTCGAACAGGAGATCAAGTCCCTGAACGCCTGGCTGTGGGATCTGCCCGACGATTCGCAACTCGGCCGGCTCCCGACGTCGCGCCTTGGCGGCATGTACCCCGCGGACAGTTGGCGGTGACGCGTGGCGCAACCGACGCGGCCCGTCGCGGAACTGCTTGATTTTACCGGCGGCCTGAATAGCGCCGAGCCGCCCGATCAGTTGATGCCCGGGCAGTTGGCCGAGATCCGCAATCTGGAATACCGCCGCTCGCGCGGGCTCAAGCGGCGGCGCGGCATGGTCGCGCGGCTGACGGGCACGATCGGGCTCGGGGGCGGCTTTGCGATCCTCAGCCTATTTCGGCACACGCCCGGGCAATCCGAAACCACGATGGAATTGTGGGCCGCGCATAACGATCCGGGCGTCCTCAACGCGCTCGGGCGTGTCGCGGCGGGCTCCGTGTGGGCCTCCGTCGCGCTGGCCGATCCGATCGCGAGTACGACGGCGGCGTGGTTCTGCCGCGGTGTCTCGTTCAACGGCAAGCTGTTTTTGCCGTACGACTCCGCCGTCGATCGCCTGCACGTGTGGGATGGCACCGTGGTCCGGCGCGTCGGCATTGCCGGCGCGACCGCGGCGCCAACCGTCGCCAACCAAGGCGCCGGTGCCTATGCGGCCGTGCCGCGGCAGTACAAAGTGTCGTACGCCGTGGGCGACGGCGGCGGCAAACTCGTCTTTAGTCCGCTGTCGCCGGCCTCGGTCCTGTTCACGCCGAGCGGCGCCGGCCTGGCCGCGCGCGTCACGCGCCCGGCGCTGCCGGGCGACGGCGAAACGGTCTGGTTTCTCTGGGGCTCGCCCGACGGCGTCAACTATTACGCGATCAACAGTGCCGCCGTCGCCACGACGTTTATTGACGACACGGTGACGCCGGCCACGTATCCGACGCAGGATCCGACGTTTGCCGGATTCCCGACGAGCGCCGACTACTTCACGCCGCCGATCTCCGCGAAATTCCTCGTCGTCGATGGCGCGCAACTCCTACTTGCCGGCTCCTGGGAAGCGGTCGCGCTGTCCTCGACCGTCCACTACACGCCCGCGCTGAATACGACGGGGTTTAATACGGCCGACGACGAGCGCGTACCGACCTTGAACCGGATCGAGATCGATCCGCAGTTGGGCGGCGGCATCACCGGCATGGGCGGCCCCATCGGCGGCACGCCGGTTGTGTTCAAGCTGGAACGCACCTACCTGCTCAATCCGACCTCGGACCCGACGCGCCCCTACACGCGGCAACTGCTCTCCGATGCGGTCGGGTGCGTCAGTTATCAGGGGATCGTGTTGGCCGAGGACGAACAGGGATCGCCGTCGCTGTACTGGCCGTCGCGGCGCGGCTACTACCGCTACGGCTCCGGCGGCCTCGAATACTGCGGCGCCGACATTGAGGATCTGTGGGCGACGGTCAACCTGTCCGCGCAAGCCGGGATCACGGCCGCGTATCACCGGGACGCCGGCCAGGTGTACGTGTATCTGCCCGTGTCGGGCCAGAACACGCCGCAAGTACTCGTCGTGTTCGACGTGGCGCGGGCGCGCCGCTCGACAGAGGGCGTCCGCGGCGGCTGGACGCGCGCCGATAGCAACCTCGCGCGCTGTAGCGCGATTGCGATGTTTTCCGATACGCCCGGCGCGCCGATGGGCCTCCGCCTCAAGCCGTACGTCGGCCGCAACAATCTGGCGGGCGCGTCGGGCTTGGGCGTCTATCAGGCCGACGCCGACGGGATCAACCGCGACGACAACAACGTGACGCCGTACACGGCGTCGCTTGTGACGCGCGCGATCGACAAGGGCATCGGCTCGCAATTCGGCATCCAAAACGTCTACGTGCAGGGCATCGGGGAAACGGCGCTCACGCTGGACGTGTCGCTGCGGCGCAACTTCGATCCCGCTGACACGATCCCGTCGGTTCCGATTGCGCTCGGCACACAGCGTGGCGCCGTCACCGCGACCGGCCTCGAATTGTCCGAGTGCGAATTCATCCAAGTCCGGATCGCGGATCAGGCGTCGATCGATCAGCACTGGTCGCTCGACCGGATCGGCCTCCGCGTGCGCGAAGAAGCGCCGAAGGAATAACCGCATGTCCGTTATGACTCCGGCGGATTTTCACAATCCCAACCGCCAGCCGGTTGATATGAACGGCCGACCGATCGATCTGCAACGCGGCATCCAGCCGGTGCAGCCGAACTATCAGCGCCAGGCCGTGATCGATCAACTCGCACCGCCAACGGCGGGCGCGCCGGGCGCATTGCCACGCCCCGCGGGTGCGCCAACGACGGGCGGCGCGAGTCCGTTTGCCCGCGGCGGTAAGGTGACGCCCCTCCCCACCGCCGGGAAACGTGAGGCGTACGGCAACCTGGCGGCCGGCGTCGGCTCGCAGGTGGCGGGCAACGTGCTCGGTAACGCGGGCCAGAGCGTGGCTCGTCAGGGCGTCAATAGCGTGGCCGCGCAAGTCGGCGGCGGCGCGGCCAAACAGGCCGCCAGCAAATTGACCTCGTTCGGCGGCGGCGCGGCCGGCGCGGCGACGAGCGCCGGGATCGGCCTCGCCACCGGCTACCTGGCCGACAAGCTCAAGGTCAAAGAGGACATGCCGACGTTCGGCGGATCGAACGCCGAATATCTCGATGACCTCGGCCGCCGGTTTGAGGGCACGGGCGGCGGCGTGGCGAGTAATGCGTTGCGCTATGCCGGCTACGGCGCCGCGGCCGGCCCGATCGGTATGGGCATCGGGGCCGGGGTCGGCGCGATCAAGGGCTTGGCCAGCAAGAACGCCAAGAGCGCGTACACCGATTTCAAAGTCGAGGACGCCGCCAACGCGATCAAAGCCGAATACGAAAAGGAACTCGGCCGCCCGGCCTCCGATGAGGAGGTCATGGCGCAGTTGAAAGGCCAGGGATTCGATCCGAACGGCGGCGATCGGTGGGTCGGAGAGAAGGGCCTCAACTCGGTCATGGATCAGATCCGGGCCAGTCCGGAGGCGCAGGCGTTCAAAACGACCGGCCAGCCGGCGACGGCGCGCGCCGAGGTCATGAATCAGTTGGGCGGGTCGGCCTCCGGCGCCGCCGATCGCGAGTCCAGCAAGCTCGGCGCACAGGGCGGCGTGCCGGGCTCGGCGCCCGCTCCGCCGGCCGGTACCGGCACCGGGCCGATTGCCAATAACGCGCTTGAGAGTCGCGGCTCCGCGCCCGCGCCACCACTGGGGTCGGACCCGGGACCGGCCGCGCCCACGGGCGGGCCCGCTCCGGCCGATGGCGGCGCGGGTGCGGGCGTGGGCGACACGTCGGCGTGGGATACGGACGGCTACAGCGCGCCCGCCTACACGCCGCCGAGTGCCGGCGCGGCGCCGCCGGGATGGGATGCGGACAAGTGGAACGACCCGAATCACCAGACCCCGAAATACGGGGTCGGCCGCATCCTCTCGAATTTCCCGCCGACGCTCGACGGGCTCAAGTCGGCCATGGGCGACATCGAAAAGGCGTACCCCGGCACGACGTACGACGGCAAAGACAAGCTCACGATCCCCGGCGTCGGCACGATCGACGTGCTAGAGGCCGCGGGCGAGGGCGGCAAGGCGTGGCGGTGGGATGACGGCAGCGGCGGCGGCGAGGCGGCGGCCGGGGGCAGTACCAGTGCCGGCGCCGGGCCCTCCGCGGACATGGGCGAGGGCGGCGATCTGCTCGCCAAGCTGCAAGCGGAAATTGATCGCATCCAGAAGGGCGAACCGAACCGCCAAGCGGTGATGTCGCAACTGGGGGCCGCGTAATGGCTGACCTCACTACGTCTGACGCGGGCTTTTGGGTCAAGAGCAAAGCCGGCGGGATGGTCCCGTATAACCATCCCGACGCAGCGCCCGGCACGACCGCCGACCCGACGCAGCCGGGCGGCGGCGGCGCCGCGCCGGCTCCGTCGCCTACGGCCGCGGGATCGGGCACGCCAGGCATGCCGGGCGCCGTCGATCCGGCGCTCAAGAATCCCGCGCCCGCGACCGCCAAGCCGTTGGCGCCCTCGCCCACGCCATCGATCGGCCTCGGCAATACGACCGACAACGCGCAGCTAACGGCGGGCGGCACGCGCGCGCAGGCGCCGGGCCTGCTCGCGGCCGGCGCTACGCCGCCGCCGAATCCGCAAGCGCAAATGCAGGACGCGCTTCGCGGCCAGATCATGAACATGCTCGGGACCAACGTCACCAGCGCCAGCGTGACCGATGCCGACATTGCGCCGGAGTCGCGCGCGTTTGCCGCCGCGCAAGAACGCTACGGCGCCCAGCGCCGCGCCGAAGTGGCGCAGCAAGCCAGTCACGAGGGCGGCGGCGGCTGGGTCGATCAGCGGCTCGACAAACTGAATCAGGACACCGGCCAGGCGGTCGGCGCGAACGATGCCGCGCTCGTGTCGAAAAAGCTCGATCAGCGCCGCCAGCAATTGCAGTCCGCGATGTCGGCGGCACAGGACATGGGGATGCAGGAGGAGGCCAACAATCTCAAGCGGCAGTTGGCCAACCTCGACGCCTCGATCCAGACGCGCGGCCAGGACGTGGAGCGCGAAAAAACCGGCGTCTCGCGCGACCTCGCCAACCTCGACGCGAGCACGCGGATCTACTTGGGCGACCTCAACGCCAAGATGCAGGCCGAGGGCCTGTCGTCACAGGAACGCTTGGCGAAGATGGAAAACGAAATGAAAAAGTACGGGATCGACGTGCAGGGCAAGCTCGGAGAACTCGACGCCGCCCTGCGTGGCCAGTTGGGCAATCGCCAACTCGATCTCGGGTACGACCAACTCGGCGTCAACGTCGCCAAAACGCAGGCGGATTACAACCGCGATGCGGTCCTGGCGGGGATGTGATCCATGGCGATTGATTACGCCGCCCTCGTGCCACTCGTCACCGCAGGCGTCGGCGCCGCGCAGTCGATCGCCGCCTCGCGTCAGGCGGCGCGCGAGCGCCAGGCGACCGCCCAAGTGCCGGTCGATACGCTCAATCAGAGCGCGCACCGAACCGACGTAGACGCGAAACAGGAAGGGCTCAAAGCGCAAGACGCCGCGCTGATCGCACGCGCCGCGGGCATGTTGCAGGAACAGGCGGCAGCCCGCAAAGCGCCCGGCGAGCGCGCGACGACGAGCGTGCGCGGCGACATTCTTGCGAACGCCGTCGATTCCACGTTTCATGGCTCCTCGAGGATTCCGAAATTCTCATTCGAGGGCGGGCTCCATCCGGGGATGTTTTCCGCCAACACGCGCAAGCTCGGCGGCGAAATGAGCCGGGCCGCGCTGCTCGATCAAATGAGCGGTGAGAAAACGCCGTTTGCCGATCTGCCGGCGGCGGATTTTTCCAGCGTGATCGACTCGAAAGCGCCCGGCGCTACGCCGCTCCCGCAGGGGTCGCGGCTCGATTCGATTCTCAACAACATCGGCCAGATCGGCGGGATGGCCACGCCGGTGGCGATCGAGATCGCGCGCCAGAACGCGGCCCGCGGCAACGCGAACGCGCCGATCCCGCCCCCGCAGGTGACGCCGGGGGCGCCGGCCGCGGCGTTCGGCAACGTCGCGCCGCCGGCCCCGCCGCCGGTGCCGCCGCCGATGGTCCCGGGTCGCTACACCGGCCCGAATATGGCGACCGCGCCAAGGGGGTACTAAATGGCGGACTGGTCCGCAGCCGGCGGCGCGGCGGGCGCGGGAGACTTTCTGCAAAAGTTTCTCGCGGACAAATTCGCGCAAGACAAGTTTGCCGAGGTGCAGCGCCAGGCCAAGGCCGCCGAGGCGGAACAGGTCGCGCAGCGCGCGCAGCAAGCGGAGCAATTCCGACTCGCGCAGGCGACCCGCCAGGCCGAAATGGTCGGCACGCGCGACGAGAACTATCAGAACCGCGTGCAGGACGTCGCCTGGCGCAACACGCAGCTACAGGACAAGCAGACCGATCGCGAACTGTCGCGGAAAGAGCATACCGACGACGCACTCCGCCAGGCCGAGCGCGACAAGGCCGAACAGGACTGGCGTACCGGCGAAAGCGAATTGAACCGCAAGAGCGCGCGCGAGATCGCGAGTATCGCGGCCAGCGCGCGCAGCGGCGGCGGCTCGGGCAAGCGCCGCCTCGTGGAGTGGTACGACCCGCAGACGCAGAGCAATAAACGGGCATTTCTGACCGACGACGAAGCGGCAGCGATGGGCGAAATCGCCCCCCCGCAGCGGATCGCCGTGGGCCTGAAAGAAAAGCTGGCGGATCTGATGGAGGTCAAGCGGCTGGCGACCGCGATTAAGGAGAGCGGCGACAAAACCGGCTGGCGCGGCGTCGGCCCGCTCGCGGGGCGGATTACGGGCTTCAAAACCGAAACGGGCCTACAGGCGGATCCTCGCGTGGAACGGCAGCACGCCGATATTGCCAACCTGTTTTCGCTGCTCTCGCATGAGCGGTTCGGCGCCGCGCTGACGCCTAGCGAGATCGGGCGTGCGCGCGGCTACAACGTGGAGCGGACGCAGCCGAAAAGCAAACTGATTAGCAACCTCGACGGCCTGATCGCTATGGCCGATGAGAAATTCAACAACATGAGCGGCGGGCCGGCGCAGATTCCCGGCACGGCGCCGCCAGGCGCGGCAGAACTGCGGCGTTCGGGCGGCGGCCATGGGCCCGACGACGGCGGCGATCAGGCGCCCATGACGGCCACCAATCCCGCCACCGGCCAAAAAATCACGTCCACCGATGGCGGGCAGACCTGGCACTAAGCGATGCCACAGAATCCACGCCCGAATCTGCCGCCAGGGTTTGAACTGGACGCCGCGCCGGCCACGCCGCCGACGCTGCCGAAGGGGTTTGTACTCGACCCGCCGCGCGAGGGTGCGATGACGATCGGCGGCGAGCCGAAAGAGGAGGAGCCGAGCCTTAGCGGGTTCGCGTACAACGCGCTTGCCTCCGGCGGCAACCTGCTCAAGAACACGGCGCAAGGCGCGATGCTGCTCGGCAAGGTGGCTAACGCAGGCATGCATGGCGGGCTTGAGTTTCTGACCGATCCGCAACTGTCCGGGATGATGCAGGGCGCGCAAGCCGTCAAGGCCGATCCCATGGGCGCGGCCGGCAAGGTCGCGAGCGGCGCGAAAGACTATCTCAGCAAACGGTGGGGCAGTCCCGAAAAGGTCGGCCGCTACCTCTATGAAGATCCGTTCGGCCTGGCCGCTGATGCGGCGACCGCCCTCAGCCTCGGCGGCGGGGCCGCGGCGCGCCTGCCGGGCGCCGTCGGGCGCGTCGGGAGTGCCGTCGCGGAGGCCGGCTCGCTGATTGATCCCATGACCAACGTGGGCCGGGCGGCCGTGGCCGCGGCGCCGACCGTCGCGCGCGGCGTGGAGCGCACCGGCGAGGCGTTCAATCGCTCGGCGCTCGGGACGTCCGGCGCCATGCGAAAGCTGATGGCCGACAACGACAAGATCAACCTGCCGCGCCTACTCGGCCAAGAAGGGTTGTTGATCTCGCGCGGCTCGCAGGCCACCAACGACGCCCGCATTGCCTCGACTGAATCGGCGCTCGGCAACCTGATCGCGGGCAGTACCAAAACCACCACGATCGCGCCGGTCACCGAAGATTTGCGCGCGCTGTCGGAGGCCAAGCGCACTAAGAATCTCCCCGGCAGCGAACTCTACGAACAGGCCCCCGTGGTCGATGCGGAGGTGCGCCGGCTGTTCGATGCGAACTCGCTAGAGCCGCCGCCGGTGCCGCCCAAGCAGCCGCCGAGCAAGATCATCCTCACCGATCGCACGCCGCCGTCGGCGCCGGCCATCCCGCAGGTACCGCACGGGCCCGGCTCCAATCTGATGGAGTTGCCGGCGCAACGCATCCACAGCGGCAAGGTGGAACTGAATAAGTACTACAAGGCGCCAGGCGCGATCGAGCCGGCGCTCAATCTGCAAATGCGGGACGCGATGCGCCGCGGCTCGATGAAAACGATTGAAACGCTGCACCCGGAAACGGCCGGCCTCAACGCCGAACTCGGCGGGCGCTATGCGCTCGATGATGCGATCGACACCGCATTGGAACAGGGCGCGCACTTCACGCCCGCCGATGCGATGCGGAGCACCACCGGCGGCCTGATCGGGGGCGGCATCGGCGCGCTGCTCGGGCATGGCGTCGGCGGCACGGTGGCCGGCGCCGCCGCGGTGCAGGCGATGAAATCGCCGCTCTTGAAAAGCCTGGCCGGTCGCGAACTGTTCCGTCTCGGTCGCAACGCCGCCCCGAAAGCCGCCGCGCTCCAACAGGCCGGCCCGTGGCTGACGCGGCTCGCGCTACTTAACGCGCTATCACCAGAACCGGCCGAGGAGCCGGGGGAGCCGTAATCATGTTGGTTGAACTGTTGATCCTCGTGCTCGTGCTCGGCCTGATCACCTACGTGGCGGAGTCGCTACTCGGGCCGCCGTTTTCCCTCTACGCCAGGATCGTGTGCGTGATCATTTTGATCGTGTGGCTGATCCGCCTGCTCAAGCCGATGGCCCTGTCGTGGTAATCCCGTGCGCCCAACCCTGATCAATCAGCCGCAGATCGAATCGCTGTCGTCGGCGCTCAAGCAGGCGCTTGCGACGTTGGTTGCGGCGATTCAGGTCGGCTGGGGCCAACAGCACGACGGCGACGGCGGGCATACCGACGTCACGGCCTCGTCGCTGGCGGTGACCGGCCCGACGACGGTCGGCAAGCTGATCCTGAACACGATCACGTTGCCACAGCGGACGCTGGTCGGCACCGAAAACGACTTCGACGGGCCCGGCCTGACCGGCGCGTCACACGTCCGGATCGTGCGCCATAGCAACCCGCTCTTGCTCAACGGCATCAACGCGACCGGACGCGTGCCCGGGGATCTGCTCTTGCTCACCAATGGCGACGATTCGGTGTCCGTGTCGGCCGATATTCACCTTCAATTTGAGAATGCCGGATCGCTGCCGGCGAATCGGTTTTGTGCGAATCCGGCCAGCCCGGGCGGCGGCGCGAATTTCGTACTCAATGGCGGCCGATCCGTGTGGCTCGTCTACAGCTTCACGCAAACGGGTACGTCGCTCAATTCCAACCCGATCCCGCGCTGGTACGTGGTGGATCAGGCGTAAGGGAAAGGCTACTGCTATGGGCCCCCGTGCTCGCGCGTGTTGGCTGTTCGATCGTGCCTGGCTCGTCGCCGCGCTGTGGGCCGTGCAGGCGCCACGCGCGCACGCACAGCCGGTATCGCAACTCAAAACGATGGCCGCGGCCGGCGACATCACCACGAGCGGCGGCGCCGTGACGATGACCGGGACCGCCGGCATGGCGTCCCTGTTGATCCAGACCACCGGCACGTTTAGCGCCACCTGGGAATTGCAGTGTGCCGGCGACGGGACCACGTTCGATCTGGACGATGAGATCCCGGTGTCGCTGGTCGCGGCCTCGCCCGCCCCGGTCGATACCGTCTCGACCAACGTCGAGGGCTTGTATACCGCGTCGATCGCCGGGTGCCGGGCCGTGCGCGTCATCACCACGACGATGGCCTCGGGCACGCTCACGGTCACACTCACCGCCATTAGCTCGGGCGGCGGCGCGGCCGGCGGGGGCGGTGGCGTGCTCGGCTCCGTGTCCGTGTCGGCCATGCCGGCCGATGCGACCGAACTGCCCGCCGCTGCGGCCCTGGCCGACGCGGCGGCGAATCCGACCGTCCCGGCGGTGGGCGCCTATCTGATGGGCTGGAACGGGGCCACCTGGGATCGCGTCCGGGCCTCGCCGGACCCGTGCGCCAGCGGGACGAAACTGTTCGTCGCGATCAATCAGACGGCGAGCACGCAACTGTTTACCGGCACGGCCTCGAATCGCACCTACGTGTGCGCGATTAACGTCGTGTCCGCGACGGCGCAGAATGTCGCGCTCGTCAACGGCACCGGCGCCGTGTGCGCGACCGGCACGGCCGGGATGATGGGCGGTACGACCGCGGCCACGGGCTGGAATTTTGCGGCCAATGGCGGCATCGCGGCGGGCGCCGGCACCGGCGCGATCGCCAAGAGCACGGCCGACGCGGCCAACGTCTGCCTCCTGCAATCCTCGACCGGCCAGGTAAGCGGGACGATCGCGTATGTCGTGGCGATCAATTAGCGCGGCGATCGGCCTCGTCGCTGCCGCGCTGTCGCTGGTCGGCGCGCAAGCGATCCGCATCGTCAAGCCGTCAATCCCGGCGTCCGGTGGTGGCGGTGGCGGTACCGGGATCACGTTCGATTCCGGATTCGACGGCACCGGCACGTTTGCCGATGGCCAGGTCGTGACGATCACGCGCGCGGCCGGATCGTGGGGCACCAAGCCGAACGGCTCCAAGGCCCTTTATTACTGGCCGCTCGAAGCAAACCTAAATCCCGACGCCACCTACTCGCGCAACACGACCAACCCCAACGCGTGGTCGGCGGAGTCCGCGTTTACCACCGTCGTGCTCGCCCCGAACGCGGCCGGCAGCGCCCGGATGGACGTCACGTGTCCGGTCATCGGCGGCGGTAACTGCGTCATGGGTCCACAGGGGGGCGTGCCGTTCACCGGCGCGCAAACCTACGTCTACACGCGCCGCTACTTTCCATCGGCGCTCGACCCGGCCTCGTTCAATCTGAAATTCCCCCGGTTCTGGCCGGTGAGCGGCATTAACAACTTTTACGAGGGCCACGACGGCGCCAGCGGCGCCAGCGGCGACCCGCGTTACAGCACGGAAAATTGCCCGTCCCCGCCAGGCGGCGAATCGGTATTCGGCGGCCATGGCTTTCGGCAAGGGCAATGGATGGTGGACGAGTACGAGGCGCAGCAATCGAGCGCCAGTAACGTGCGCGATGCCGAATTCCATCACATCCGAAACGCCACCTATGCGTTTCCGCGCGCCACACAGCGATGGGTCACGCAGTGTACCGGCCTGACCAACGCGCAAGCCGTCGTCTATGGCGAGCAACACTCCAACAACGTCACCGCTTCGCCGTGGTACGTCTACTGGGATCTGCACGTGGTCGATGATTCGTGGTGCCGGATCATGATCTCGGCCGAGTCCACGTGGAACGTGTCGGGCGCCGTCTCGACCGGCAACGCCGGCACCGAACGCGTCCGCGAGTGGCAACCCGTCTCAAGTTGGGCGACCACCTCGATCACGTTCCTAATCCAGCGGCGCACGCTGGCGCTCTCGGGCATGTATCTATGGGTCATCGGCGGCACCGGCTGTACGACCGCGACCCGGATCGGACAATTCACATGAGGACGATCCTCGCCGCGCTCCTCGTGCTCGCGTTGCCGGCTGGCGTGTCGGCGCAAACGCTCCTCGTGGGCGACAACAACGCGACCTATGCCAACGCCAAGGGACTCACCAACGGCGTGGCGCGCTACATTACCGCCGGCTATGTGGCCGTCGCGTCCGGCTCGGCCGCGCAGGGGTGCGTGCGGATCCTCGACTGGGCCGGCAGCGGTAGTAACTTCAAGATCATCGTGTTCAACAGCGGCGGGACGCAACTGGCGATCAGTAACGCGACGGCGTCCCCGACGGTGCTCGGCTTTGCGTGCGCGACGTTCGCCTCCCCGCCGACGATCACGAGCGGGCAAACGTACTTCCTGGCCGTCGTGGTGAACACGGGGCAAGTGGACTGGTACTCCAGCGCGACGACGTTTCAGGGGACGGACTGCGGCGGCACGTACTCGTTTGCCTCGCCTGGCGGCGCGACGTTGGCCGGGACCGGCGCGAATATCGGGGCGAGTGCGATCTACGTGCAGGCCACCGGGGGCGGAGGCGGCGGCACGACGCCGCGCATGCTGACGCTAGGCGTGGGCGACGGCCAGTAACGACCGCCGCCCCTCGTCTCCTAACCGGCGACGGCCTCTTTCGCCGGCATCCCGCCGGGGCGCGGGTGGCGGCGCAAGGTGCGCTCTTTCGCGGTCAGTTTCGGCTTGGGCTCCTCGCGTTTGCGCTTCTCGCTCTCGTCAGAGTGGAGCCAATGCTCGGCCTCTTTGCCTGGCAAGTTGGCATCGAGGACGCACAGGGCCACAAACACGGTGCGCTCCCCGACGCCCTCCAATCGCAACAGATCAGCGGGGGTCGTTTTCGCCAGCGCCTTAGTCGAGTCCACGCCGATCGACTGCAAGGCGTGCGAAAGGTTCTGCGCGGCCTTGAAATTCGGACAGCCCAACTCGGTTACGCAGGTCTGTCGCGTATATTTTTTCGCGCCGACGGAGAGGATCGTTTCCTCTCGCCACCACCGATCGTAGCTGCGGGAAAAGTGCATAGGTTACTCCGCGGCTGTCGCCTCCCCGCTCGCGGGGGCTGCGTTGGCCGAGTGGTTATTGTTGGTTTTGGCCGCCTTGGCTTTCGCTCTTGCGGCCTCGATTTCGGCGCGTGAGGGTGCGCCCTGCTCTTTGCGATCGACGCCGGCCCCCTTCGCCTCGGCCCAGTAGGCGCGCATGCGCTTACTGATCTCCGCGCGCTGTTTGGCCGTCCACGGCGAACGCGTCGGCGCTTTGCGGCGGGTGCCGGTGCCGTTCGTTCGTAGCTTGCGGGACGCCTCTAAGTCTGTGGACAGTCGCGCGCGTGCCGTCCCGTTGACATGCGCGGCGGCGCCCGTGGGTTTATAGCCGAGCGTTTCGCGCACCAGATCACGCGCGAAGCGTTCCAAGTCGGGAACGGCTTTTACTACCTCCTCGATCTGTTTGCAGAGGTCTACGAGTAGGGACCGCGCGCCGCGCTTGACCAAGTCTGACGTATCCACGAATCCTCCGATCGTCTCGCGGGCTAAGGGCGTATCCTTAGTCCGACTGTGTACATGTACCGTGGCAGGAAAGTCAAATTTTTTATCGACTACCCAAGGTTTTACCACGACTGAGGGGCACGCGCCCTATAGGACCGGCTGATGAGGTTTGACCCCACGGGCCATCGCATCGCGTACACCCTGGGTTACGGCGATCCGGCCGCATCCCGCCGCCTGCGAATCGTGGTGGCCGACCGGACCGGCATCGGCCTAACCGAACTCCCCGGCGGTCATGAGCCGGAGTGGTCCGGGACGGACACGCTCTATGCGCGCTCGCTCGATGGCAGTCACGCGGACCATGTCGGCGGCGGCTTTACGCTGCACCTCCGCGGCGCCAACGACGGCGACCTTAGCGCCGCGGCGGGTGTCGTGGCGGTGGCCGCCGACCGGGCGCACGGCGTTACCGTCACCGGGCCCTCGTTCGGGCAGACCTACGCCGGCACCTTTGAGCCAAGTCTCAGCCAGGGCCATACGCTCGCGCTCCGTGACCTGGCCTCCGGCAGCCTCCGCCTAGAACGCCTGCCAGGCTGCCGGGACGCCGCGGCGACCCTCCCTAGCCTCGGCCCCGGCACGCGCGCCCGGTGGGGCTCGCAGACCGTCGTGTTCGATACGGTGCCCTTTGGCCGCGTCCTCGGCCGCGTGACGCCCGATCAGGTGACGATCGATGTCTCTATCCCCGGGCGCACCTGCACGCATCCTGTCGCCCTGTGGACGGGCACGGTCCTCTACGTAGGGATCGTCCTCGATGAGGGCGAGCTTGTCCTCGCGGAGTGGGGCTCGCTGACCCGCCACGAGGCGCGCGGCTGGCGCGTCGGCGTGAGCGGCGGCTCGGCCTTTGACTGGGATCTGGCCAATAGCGCCGATGGGCCGCTGGTCGCCTGGCTGACGCCGGAGGGCACGCTCGCCACGGCGATCGTCAACGTCTCCGCCCCGCCCGTGTTTCTCGGTATCGAGCCGCCCGAGCCCCCGATCGACCCGCCCCCGATCGATCCCCCCGATCCACCTGACCCCCCGCCCACCGGAGGCGACGATATGACCGCTGCCGACATTCGGCGTTACGTGGCCGAGCTTGGAAATGATCTGTTGTTCGGCGCCGTGCAGCGGTACCACGGCGACGTGCTGCCGCGCGACCGCCCGATGGACGGCGCGATTAAGTCTGAAGCGTGGACGGAGGGGGACCCCGACTTTT